TATTTGTGGCTACCCCAATGTATGGTGGTCAAAACCACGGACTATACATGAAAGCATGTCTCGACCTACAGGGTCTTTGCATTCAATATGGAATCGAAGTTAAATTTTCATTCCTTTTCAATGAGTCTCTCATTACTCGTGCAAGAAATTACCTAACTGACGAATTTGTCAACCGTTCAGAATGCACACACATGTTGTTTATTGACTCAGATGTTAACTTCAACCCACAAGACGTTATTGCCATGTTGGCTCTCGACCGTGATGTTATTGGTGGTCCTTACCCTAAGAAAGCTATTAAGTGGACTAACGTTAAGAAGGCTGTTCAAATGCATCCTGATATCGAACCAGGAATACTTGAGAAACTCACCGGTGATTACGTTTTCAATCCAGTTAAAGGTACTGCACAGTTCTCTGTATCTGAACCACTTGAAGTCATGGAAATCGGCACTGGTTTTATGATGATTAAACGTGAAGTGTTTCCTAAGTTTGCTGCACGTTATCCAGAACTTAAGTATAAGCCAGATCACGTTGGTCAAGCTCACTTTGATGGCACCCGCTATATTCATGCATATTTTGATACTGTGATTGATCCTGTGTCCGAACGTTACCTCTCTGAGGACTACATGTTTTGCCAATGGTGGAGAAACATGGGCGGTGCAATCTGGCTTTGCCCATGGATGCGTACACAACACATTGGAACATATCACTTTCAGGGTGACATGCCAGCCGTTGCGAATTACGTAGGAGAAATGTAATGTTAGTAGGTGTTCTTGGTTTTATTGGTTCTGGTAAGGGCACCGTTGGTGACATTCTCAGTAAAACTTATGGTTTCGAACAAGTTAGTTTTGCAGAACATGTAAAAGATGTTACTTCGACTATGTTTGGATGGCCTAGACACCTACTAGAAGGTGCCACCGAAGAATCCCGAAAGTTTCGTGAAGAACCAGATGCATTTTGGTCTGACAAAATGGGTAAACCTTTTACACCAAGGCTAGCACTACAGTTGATGGGAACAGAAGCTGGACGTAAGGTTTTCCACGAAAACTTTTGGGTTCTTTCACTTGAAAAAAGAATTTTTAGTGAAACTGGAAATTTTGTTGTTACTGATGTTCGTTTCAAAAATGAAATGGACTGGGTACAACATAAAGGTGGAATCTTAATTGAAGTTCGCCGTGGAATTCCTCCACATTGGTATGACATTGCCTCAAAAGCAAACAACGGTGATATCCGTGCATTATTATGGATGCAAGAACGTTCTGGCATCCACGAATCTGAATGGAAATGGATAGGTCACGACATTGACTATGTGATTCACAACGACAAGTCTCTGGTAGATTTGATGGAACCTGTGAGTGAATGCTTGACCAAATCTTTTGGATCGAGTATAATTGAAGACCTAATAGAAGGAGTATTGTAATGAAACTATCCGGCACAGCCCTGATTGTATTGAAAAACTTTTCCACAATTAATGAAGGTATCTTTGTTAAGAATGGAAGTGTGTTGGAGACTATCTCCAAACAAAAAAATATTCTTGCGAGAGCAGAATTGACTGACGTTTTTGAATCTGAATTTGGTATTCACGATCTCAACAACTTCCTCGGTGTGTTGACTATGCAACGCTCCGATACACCCGAGATTGAATTTGATTCGAAGAATATCTTGATTAAAGGTTTGTCTGGTCGTAGTCAGACCAAGTATCGTAAAGCATCTGTTGAAACTATTCTTGTTCCGCCTGACAAGAAGGTTAACATGGACAGTGCAGAAATTACTTTCGAATTAACCTCAGAAGATTATGAATGGATTACCCGTGCAGCATCAACCCTTGGCTCTCCAAACATCTCTTTCGTTTCCGACGGTGAGCAAATTTCAATTGAAACTTTTGATGCAAAAGATGATGCATCTCACGTTAATACAACATCCATTGGTGCTTCTAATGGTAAGCGATATCGTATGGTGTTTGCAACCGAGAATCTACGCTTGATTCCGGGTGCATATACGATTACAATTTCCTCTAAGGGAATTGGACATTTCAAGAATACAACAGTTCCTGTTGAATATTGGATTACTACTGAAACTGGCTCTAAATACGAAGGATAATTATGACGACCGTGTATACACTCTATGGTTCTTTTAAAGAAGATGACTTGAAAGCAATTTTAGGTTCCCTATCTGAAATTTCTCACGAAATGACGATACTTGAAGGGCACAAAGAAGCAATCAAAGACATTATCGGCGCAATGTTTGATGCACATGCCATTCCTAAAAAGGTTATTCGCCGTCTTGCGAAGACTCATCACAAGAACTCTTTTCGAGAAGAAATTGCGGAGGACAATGAGTTTGAAGCACTCTATACCGGTCTAACAGAAACAAAATGATTGAAGCAAACTCAACTACATACACATCCAATACATCATACCATTTCAGTGTATTACCAAAATACTCTGGCTTTTATAGGATTGGTGGAAATCATGGGTTGAGTATTTCTATTGTGAACAAACCAAACTGGTTTCATCGTAAAATGATGTCACTATGTTTGGGGTGGGAGTGGCTCGACGGCTCTCCCCTTTAATTATTATATTATGGAGTACGTGAATGGAAAGCAATCAAATGCTATGGGTGGAAAAGTATCGTCCTCACAAAATTGAAGATTGTATTCTTCCCGATTCGATCAAAACAACCTTTCAAGAATATGTCAACAGAAAAGAAATCCCGAATTTGCTACTTGCTGGATCCGCAGGCGTTGGTAAAACTACAATCGCCAAAGCCCTCTGTGACGAAATCGGATGCGACTACATCATCATCAACGGGTCGGATGAAAGCGGTATTGACACATTCCGCAACAAAATCAAAAACTATGCATCATCAATGAGCCTTTCTGGTGGTCGCAAGGTCATCATTATTGACGAAGCAGACTATCTAAATCCAAACTCAACTCAGCCTGCACTTCGTGGTGCTATTGAAGAATTCTCGGTAAATTGTTCATTCATTTTTACCTGTAACTTCAAGAACCGTATTATTGAGCCTCTACATTCTCGTTGTTCTGTTGTCGAATTCAAAATTCAGAATGGTCAAAAAGCGAAGATGGCAACTCAGTTTTTCAAACGTGTTGAATGGATTCTGTCTCAAGAAGGTGTCACATACGACAAGGAAGTGGTTGCCGCTGTTTTGATGAAGCACTTTCCTGATAACCGCAGAGTTCTGAATGAACTTCAACGTTATTCGGTCTCTGGTAAAATCGACAAAGGTATTCTTGCAGCAGTCTCCGATGTACAGATTACTGATCTAATCAAAGCAATCAAGAGTAAAGACTTTGGCTCCGCCCGTAAGTGGGTCACCAACAATCTCGATTCCGACTCTGCAACTGTTCTCCGTAAAATCTATGATTCGATGTATGACTTCTTGAAGCCCGATTCGATTCCTCAGGCTGTGCTAGTTCTCGCAAAGTACCAATATCAATCTGCGTTTGTTGCAGATCAAGAAATCAATATGATGGCTTGTCTGACTGAAATTATGGTCGAATGCGAGTTCAAATGACATGGCCGACCTATTCAAAGAAATCATTCCATCCATACTACAAACAAAAAAGTATGTACTGGATGAAGAAAAGGACTACAAAGGTTTTCTTGTAAATCGTTCTCTTTCATATCATATGGACTGCATCCTGTATGCAAACCAGATGAATATGAACCCTTCACTACCACCAAAACTTCAATATTGTTACTTGCTGCACACTATTAGGCCTATAAAACGAAAGTTTGAAAAATGGCAAAAATCTACTTCCATAAAAGACTTAGATTGTGTCAAAGAATATTTTGGTTATTCTAACGAAAAAGCCAAAGAAGCATTAAAGATTTTATCTGACGATGACTTACAAATTATTAAAGATAAACTGGATAAAGGTGGTGTAAAATCACAAAACACTAAATAATAATATTTAAAGGAAGTGTCATTGTATGTTTAGAGAATCTAAAAAACCTTGTAAAAACTGCGGATCATTGATACGATACATATCAAACAGTTCTTGCGTTGAATGTTCTAAAAATAAAATGAAAACACAAGGAAATATTTATTCTAAAAAATATTATGAAAAAAATAAAGAAAAAATTTGTGAACAAAATAAAAATGAATATAGTTTCACGGGAAAAAGATATGTTTATATGATGTTGAAGCGGGCGCAAAAACGCGCTCAAGAGAAAAATATTATTTTTGATTTGTTGATTGATGATATACATATCCCAGAATTTTGTCCCATATTAGGAATAAAATTACTTGTTGGTAAATCTCAAGGTCCCGATGATTTTTCACCGTCACTGGATAGAATAATTCCCGAAAAAGGTTATACGAAAACAAACGTAAAAGTAATTTCAATGAGAGCTAATAGGATGAAATCTACTGCAACAATACAAGATGTTGAAAATATTTTAATTTATCTAAAAAGCAATACCTATAAATATCCATAATGTTTAAATAATAATAATAAACTTGTGGAGTGAAAAAATAATGATTACAATAGAAGACCTGGTAGAGGTGACACTAAACGAAAAAGATGATTTTTTGAAAGTCCGTGAAACCCTCACGCGGATTGGTGTTGCGTCCAAAAAGGAAAAAATACTTTATCAGTCTTGTCACATTCTACACAAACAAGGTAGATATTACATTGTACATTTTAAGGAAATGTTCTCATTGGATGGTAAACCAACCGATATTACAGAAAATGATATTGCTCGAAGAAATACGGTAACCAATCTTCTCTCTGATTGGAAATTACTAAAGATTGTAAAAGAAGATTCCACTAAAGAACCTACTGTATCACTATCACAGGTAAAAATTCTTTCTCATAAAGAAAAAAATGATTGGGAGTTGGTACCAAAGTACAATATTGGCAAAAAGCCACAAACTCCGTATAAATAAGATTATCCCCGGGATGGGAAACAGCAGCAGACGGCCGGCTGTATAAATATTGCCCTCACTAAATTCAAGAACCCACCTTAGGGCCGTTTGGCGTTAACGGTTAGAGATTGCCAGTCAATCTTAGGCGTCCGGGCCATTGCACTATCACCCGTTAGTTGATCCTGTATTAAGTAAGCAGGAATACCGCTATGCCTTCGGGGTAGCATTTATCACTCGCTTTAATTAGGAGAAATTATGACTCAACTATCACTGCCATACGGCAAAACCTTGCTTCCTTCCACCGTTGGTTTCGACCGACTCTTAAGTACATTCGATGAATTTGAATCGCTACTTAATCGTGGAGCGCAGACTTATCCACCATACAATATCATCAAAGAAAACGACACCAATTACAAAATTGAAATTGCTGTTTCCGGCTTCTCCCGTGAAGACCTAGATATCACCTTCGAAGGTGGTAAACTATGTGTGGATGGTGCAATCAAAACGGGCAATACAACCAGAACTTATCTACATCGGGGTATCGGTACCAGAAACTTTTCACATAAATTTGTACTGAATGAATTTGTTGAGGTTAAAAGTGCGGATATTGTGGATGGGCTTCTTGTCATTTCTCTGGAAAATGTCATTCCAGAAGAAAAGAAATCTAGAAAAATAAATATCGGTAAATAACAAAAAAAAGACTTGCCACCAGTGCAAATCTGTGTTATACTTCAGATATGAATAAAAACTTATCTGAAGTTCCCCTTATGGAAAAACCCATTAAACTACGTAACCGATTCACGGTTACTGACGTATACTACACGTTTGCCAATTGGCCTTCGAAAGAAATTGAAGGAGTCACTTTTCTTCCTGTTTTGAAGAATGAACCTTCTAATAAAACACAAGATGTGCATTATATGCGTAAAGATTCTTTGGAGAAAACAAAATGAAGATAGCCCTGGCCTCGGATGTCCATTTGGAATTCGGTCAACTTGAAATTGCAAACACAGAAGGTGCTGATGTACTTATTCTGTCTGGTGACATTTGTGTTGCAAATGACCTCAACGAACGCGCTGATCCTAACATTCTAGGAATGTCGGATAAGTCGAATCTGTATCATGCATTCTTTCAAAAGTGTTCTGAAGAATTTAAGCAGGTAATCTACATCGCTGGTAACCACGAACACTATCATGGTGACTATGCGAAGTCTATCCCACGAATTCGCGCAAACCTTGCATATCTGAAAAATCTGCATTTCCTTGATAAGGAATTTGTTACCTTTGATGATGTGACTTTCATTGGTGGTACTCTTTGGACAGATATGAACAAAGAAGATCCAAGCACCCTGTTCTCTATTAAAGGTTACATGAATGATTATCAAATCATTAAGAACTCTGATCGAGAATTGAATTTTAAGACGCCGGTCTATGGTGTCAAAAAAGATGGTTACACGGATTACACTAAAGTAGTCAGTTATAAATTCGACGTTCGTGTTGCTAAATTTTCTCCGGAAGATTCTGTGGTAGATCACAAAGCAATGTTGGCTTTTATTGATGAGACAGTGAAAGGTATGCACACAGAAAAGTTTGTTGTTGTGGGTCACCACTCACCTTCAAAACTTTCTACTAAGCCTCAGTATGAAAAAGATGTAATGTTGAATGGAGCATATTCGTCCGACTTGTCTGAGTTTATTCTTGACCACCCACAGATCAAAATGTGGACTCATGGGCACACTCACCACGAGTTTGATTATATGATTGGTGATACTCGTGTCGTTTGCAACCCCCGTGGTTACATTGGACATGAATATGTTGCAAATATTTTTAAATTGAAATATATGGAGATTTGATATGAAAACTGAATTTGTTATGGTCGAATGTGTATCTATGTACCGTATGCGTTATATGGTTGAAGTCCCGGCCGGTAAAAGTGTATGGGCACTCGACACTGTGACTATGGATGAAGCTGTGGAGTTTTCACAGGAACATATTGGTGAGCAAATTATTTCTCACCGAGTTGTATCTAAAGAAGAAATTATCACAATTTGTGACATTGATAATGAATACACAAAATCTTGGTCTGATGAAAAGAAGATGGAAGTTTTTGTGACTCCCTGGACAGAAGAAGAAGCCGAACATACAGAAGAATATTTGGACACAGAACGTAATAAATAAGTAACATCTGGCGTTAGTATAATGGATAATACAGGGGATTTCTACTCCCTAGATGGGGGTTCGATTCCCTCACGCCGGACCAAATATTATGAAACAAAAATTTATTGATGCATACATGAAGACCGCAGAGATTTTTGCGGAACTTTCATCCGCAAAAAGACTACATGTTGGTGCGCTCGTTGTAAAAGATGACCGTATCATTTCTATTGGTTACAATGGAATGCCCTCAGGATGGGATAACGTTTGTGAATTCCGTGAATACACACTCGGTGGACTTGCAGGTTTCCTTGACGAAGATGGTAGTTCTTATAACCTAAAAACAAAACCTGAGGTACTCCATGCTGAATCAAATGCAATCGCCAAACTGGCTAAATCTACCGAATCTGGTGATGGTGCTACTATGTTCATTACCCACGCTCCATGTTTGGACTGTGCAAAACTTATATACCAGAGCGGTATTGGCAGCGTTTTATACCGCAACTCTTATCGTGATACTGCTGGCCTCGATTTTCTCTCAAAAGCGGGACTCACTGTAACTCAAGTTTAGTATTATTGTCATTCTCTAAATAATGGTGCCGTAACCATTAAGGAGAAGCAAATGAATCTAAAAATAGTTAAGTGTCCAGATAAACATTTCAAACCTTATATTATTAGCGCCGTTCAGTTTTATGGTGAACATTTGATACCTTCTAAGCGACTTAGAGACAATATAAACATAGTAATTAAATTCAACTCAAAACTTAAATACTGGGGTCTTGCATACATTGACGATATGGATTTACATCCAAGCCGGCCAAGAGATTTTATAATTGAAATTCATCCTTGGCTCGGAGCAGCATTAATACTAAAAACCCTTGCACATGAAATGGTTCACATTAAGCAATATGCAAGATGTGAAATAAACGATTCTCTTTCCAAATGGAAAGATCAAAGAATTGATTCTGATAATTTAGATTATTATAAGCATCCATGGGAAATGGAAGCATACAGTATGGAAGTTGGTTTACTCACTAAATATGTAGTGAAAGAAAAACTTTGGGAAGTCTTTGCAGACATTAATAATCCAGATTCTGAAATTGTAAAAAAAGAAATAACTTGGAAATAATTTAAAAAAACACTCGAACCTATTGCCAAAAAGCCTATATAATTGTACAATAAAATCTTTCTTGGAGAAATCTTGCCAACTTTATCGAAACCCACACAGCTAACATGCGAGTATTGCACACCATTTATTGGTAGCGATAATTTGTCATGGGCGCCCGGAGTAGGGGTTCGTGGAGGATGTAAAGACTAAGAAGGTCTTAACAAAATTCACAAACCTCAGACTTCAAAACTCTGAGGTTTTTTTTCGTTATTTTAAAAAAGTGTTGTAATCTTACAACAGCATGGTTGACAAACAGAGTGGTTCTGTTACAATACATGCATAGATTGAGAAATCAATCAAATGTTCTTTAACAAGTTAAGTGTAATTTTACGGGTGTTGTGTAATGGCAGCACACCAGGCTTTGACCCTGAGGACGGAGGTTCGATTCCTTCCACCCGTGCCATATAAAAACCTTCTAAACTGGACGCAGGTTCTGTGAATCAAGACCTCGGGGTCATGTCCGAGAAGGTGTGGAGAATAAGAGGGTTTCTATATGGTAAGAATTTGGAAAGTAATGCAGCGGGGTTGGTCCTGCGACCAGCCTTGAAAACTGGGTTCTCAGAAATGGGATGGGGTTCGACTCCTCTGCTTTCCGCCAAAGTTTTGTAAGCTACATGGGTTGACCACAACGCCACGCGCCAAGGTAAGGTAGCTGAAGTGTAAGTAGCAGGTTTGGTCATGCTTACACACTAAAAAGTTTTGGGAA